GGTTTCATTGGTTGCGATCCCCACCAGCCGCTTGTCGGTCCCCACGACCAGGGTCGGAGCGGTTTCCATGGCAGCGACTCCAACAAGGGACTTCAGGCCAATGGTGCCAAAGGCGTCGGTGGACTGGGTGGCAATACCAAAAAGGACTGGAGGGGTGGCTACGGCGATCTGAACGTGGAAAGGCAACTTGGGCCACTGGGAGCTGCTGACCGTGAAGGTGTAACGACCTGGCGGGAAGGTCTGATCCCCTAGATAGCTGAGCTCTTCCTGGGCCAGGCTCCCCTGCTCGAGCTCGGCAAACTGGCAGTCCAATTCCGCGTAGCCGGTCTCCCAGTAGCCGCAGGTGACATAGCCCAGATCGATCTGAGCGGACTGGATGTCGGCTTCAAAGTCCTCCTGCAGGTCGATGAGTCCGATGTCCTCTCCAGAGATCCCAATGGAGATGTACTGGTCGGTGTAGCGGTTGATCGGCACTTTGCGCATGCCAAGGCGGCATTCCTCTTTGGCGGTTAGGCGGAAGAACAGGGTTTGGGTTCCGCTCTGGGCCCCGACCAACCCCTGCAGGTCAAGACTGATGCTGCCAACGGCGCCGAAATCCCTGGGCTCATGGACAGAGGCGTAGCGGACGTAGCGAGAAGCGTTGAAGCTGAGCTCGGTGTTATCGCTCCCCCCGTAGGCGGCGACTGTGTTTCTCCATTGTTTGGTTTGGTCCAAAGCTCGCCACGATCCTCTATTTATGGTATTGCGGACACCAGGCACCCCCGCCCGAACGGAGCGCACGGGGGTGATTGCCGTGTCGGAGAAGCGACAGAAATCCGACACCCTGGCGCCCTTGAGGCTACCCCCCTGCCGCCGCTCTTCTTCGGGGGGATAGGACAAGGCTAGCGGAATGCTCGCTCTTTATTTGCAACCAGAAGAGCCCCGCCGTGCAGTACCCCAGGCCACAGGCAGTGACGCATGGAGCGATGGACACGGGGGCGGAGCAGGCGCACCAGGTCTTGCATGGCATCCACGCCGTAGAACACGCCGCAGCGCCCCCGGTTCCCTCCGCTGCCAATGATCATGCCGTGGATCCCTCGTTGTTGTATGGCGGAATGTAAAGCTTCCGCATCCTCCGGTGATCGCATCTCAAAGCGGCCCGACAACCCATCCCAGTGACCGCCATCCAGCCAGGCGGAAGCCAGTCCCCGATCCCCGGCAACCTGCAGGGCCTCTGCGCTGAGGCGAATGTCATCTTCCGGGCAGAGGATCTCCATGACCCGCTCAAGCAGGGGGCTATGGATACGTCCGCGGCAGAGGTCGTAGTACCCCGAGCCGGGCACGGCGTCGATCACGGCCATGACGCCCGGGCCGCCCGCCTGGCGGAGCGCCTTGAGTTGGTGGCGAAGGTAGGTGACTTCCGTCTCCAGCCGGCGCAGCTCCAGCCAGGGGCGCCGCCTGGTTCCCTTGCGGCGCAACCTGCCGCCAGCAAGGGCATAACCAACAGCCAGGCTCACGAATTGGGCGTCCATCAGGTTGCTCCCCCGGGCCAGGGGCAAAAGAGGTGCTCCCGGCTGCGGGGCGCATAGGAGTGAAGGGCGGCGAAAACCAGGGCCACATCGTCTGGTTCAAACACCAATCGGGGGTATTTCCAGGAGTGGGTCACAGAGGAAGAGGCCCCCGTGAGTAGCTGAATCCAGCCGGAAACCAGAGCCGCTTCATCGGTGAATCTGCCGACATGACTCAAGATGACCGAGCCATTGCGCTGGGGCAGACAACCTTCCGCCCAGAGCCAGGCCGCGCCACGGCCGCCGAGCAGGCTGAGGGCCGCCCGGGTGATTTCCTTCTCCCCATCGGGATAGAGCAGGTTGTAGATCAGCTTGAGGGACGGCGATTTGAAGCGAAACCGCAGGACGGTCGTGCGGTTGCCAGATTCTCTCCTGGGGGTCTGATACGGCTGAATCGTGGCCCTGGTGGGCACGCTCTGGCGGATTTCAGTGATCTTTTCCTCCAGGAAAGCGGAGTCCCTGGGGGAACCATTGAGGGTGGCTTCAACGTGGTCCTTGCAGGGGCCCTTCTTCTTGGTGAGGTAGCCGCTGGCCAGGAAAACTCCCAACAGAAGGCGCACGTCAAAGGTGTCCAATTTCGCCGCATGCGCTTTGGATAGTGTAAGACCAAGCTTGCACTCTGCAAGCCATTCACCCTCGTTTTCGGAGTATCACCCATGTGGGTAGATAACGACTTTCCGAAAATTCTCGGAGCCGAGTTGTATCGGCCACACCCTGCGTATGTCGTAGAGATGGCGGTTGACCCCGTCGTCGTTCACGACTTTTCGGCTCAGCCGGGGCAGACCGTGGCTCTGGATCGCTATCGCTACTGGGGAGAGCCTGGAACCAAGGACTCCCGGGAGCGCACTGCTGACCAGACAATCGGAACCGGGAGTTCTCGGTCCATCCTCAAGGACAAAGTCCACGTAACCCTCAAGGAGTACACCGGCCCAGCGGATCCCAACAATCCAAGTGCGCCCAGCTCCTTTAAGGTTGCTCGTGAGACCCTAATTACCGCGCAGCGACTGTTACTTGACACCAACAGTTTGCCTGTATTCCACCAGTCAATTGGGTCTATGACCCTCCTTGACGATTATAGAAGGTGGCGCGATAGAGTGTTCGCCGATGAACTCTTTAAGGCGGAAGCTAACGGCAAATCTGATGGCGAACAGGGCGGTTATTACTTCCCAAAAAATAAGACAAAGACGGGAACCACCGTTGAGTCTTACGGCGCCAACCAGTCCGCCAAGTTCGGCGTCAAGGACGACCTGCTCGAGGTTGTCACACGGATGCGCAAGCGCAACGTTCCCACGTTCGCTGATGGCTTCTACCGCTGCATTGCCGATCCCACGGCGATGATGCACCTGCGGCAGGACTCGGATTTCCGGGAAGTGGCTCGCTATGCCGGTCAAGGCATTGTCGATCCCATGCAGCCGCACCTGGCACCAAACGCCAACTTCTACCTGGGCATGGGTCCCAGTTACGGCCAGGCTGGCTTCGTGGCCGGTCAGCCCACCATGCCAACCGGCTTCCTCTTTGAGGGTGTCCGCTGGTTTGAATCGACCAACCTGCCGGAGAAGCAGTTCACTGCCACTATTCCGGTTGCCAGCATCACGGCTGCTGTTACGACAGCTGCTCCGATGCTGTTCTTCGGGTTGCAGTCGGTGGGCGTTGGCATTGGCGGTGAAAACGCCCAGATCCAACTCAACAACAATGATGACTTCTCCAGGTTCATCATCATGATTTGGACTCTGTATGCCGGTTTTGAAGTTCTGAATAAGGACTTCGTGACCGTGGCCTATTCCTTCGTCTACTAAGGAGCCGCCATGAAACGCTTTTTCCCTGGCAACTGGGTCAACAGCCTCGGCGGCTATCAAGGGCAACCGGTCATTGCCCTGCCCGGCCGCAAGTATTACCACCGGATGGGCTACATCAAGGTGGATGCGACCCCTCGGACGGAGTTCGATGTCATTATCCCGTCGCCTGATAAGCGGCCCGATGACAAGCCCCGTCCCGACATCGTGGGACTCAAGGTGCCCAACGGTGTGTGGCTGTATCACGTTGGCCTGCGGGTGCTCGGCACACGCAAGGACTCGGATCGCTCTGGCCTGATCTGGGGTGCTGCTCCATGTCGGATCAAACTGGCGAGTGCTGTCAACGTGAACGGTGCAACCATCACCGCGACCACCGCGAGCACCCCGCCGATCGATGACACCTCCTTGACGGTGACCCCTCGCAGCTCTGTGTTTGGTGCCGGTAACCCGGTGCTGACCACAGCTGAGCTCACCTTGAAGCTCTACTACGACGACGGCTCCACCGGTGCCGGTGCCGTAGGCCTGAGCTCCCTGGAGCCCGGTGGTTCCTACCTGGTGGCAGAAACCTGCTACTACACCACAGACGACTGCGGCACTCCTGACGACTTCGGCGGCCTCCCGGCCCTCGTTGAATCGCTCTGACGCCCGGCGTTGATTGCCCGATCCGGCGCAGGAGGCCATCCAGCCTCCTGGTGCCTGGTCGGGCCTTCCCCTTAGAATTGGCAAACCAAATTCGATGTCAGGCAGGTAGCACATGAGTGAAGGTCAGGAGTTCTATCAGCACGCCAGAACGGGTCAAGTCGTTGAGTTGATTGCTCATCACGACAAGAACTATGCGATGGTCAAAAACAGCGAAGGCAAGATCCTTTATGTGCCTCTGGTCGACCTCCACACCTATATCCCAGGGAAGGGCCGCACCGGTGAGCAACCCAAGCCGCTTGCTGCTGCCGATGCGGTTGATCCCGAGGTGATTCCCACCCCGTCGATTCCACCTGATACACGCCTGAATCTGAACCAGGCCACAGCGGAGATGATCTCCCAGCGGATCAAGGGGATCGGCTATTCCACTGCCAAGAAAATCATCGAGCTTCGCGGTAGCCTCCCTGGCGAAAGGTTTGCAGCCATCAAGCAGCTGGAGGACAACATCGGCAGGGTGAACTGGGAAGAGATCAAGAAGCAGGACATTTTCTACATCGCCTAGGTTCTGCCTAGAATTGAGCGAGGTCGACCCCGCTCGTGGAACTCAACCCCTACGACAAATCACGTTGCAGGTGGCACCTGGGATTCAACGTCGGCAGCATGGTCCCAGCTGGGGATGCCGCCAGGCTGGAAGAGGCCATGGCCCGGATCCCGGACGAGTATTGGGCCTCTCAGATCCTCAACCAGCTCAACCGCTGCGACAAGGCCTGGCGGCTGTCTGAAGTCTTCCGAGACGAAAGTCAGCCCACCCCGAATCGGATCGAACGAATCACCGGTGATACGGATCGAGCGATCTATCAATCAGATCCGCTCAAGGCAGACAGGGATTACAGAGAGATCTATCTGCGGGAGGTCGATAGACTGGCAGAGCACCTGTACGTCCCCAACTACCGAAGGGAAGACGTCCGCCGCTACGCCTTTGAGCGCAGCGGCTCTGAGTTCATCATGGCTGTTCCAGGCCCGGCTGATACAGCTGTTGGCACCCGGGTAGCCACCTACATCGGATCCATTTCCTGGAGGTAACACATGCCGGTCGCTAACACTAAAGGCGGGGCCATCGTTCGGACTCCTAAGGGACAACTGGTTCCGACTCGTCCCTCGCCAAGGGGTGCCATCACTCGACCACCCAGTGGGGGCTTATCCCCTTGGATCCAGCGAATTCAGACCGGACTGGCCGGCACGGCAAGACAGCTCGGGGCGGCGGCGTCCCCCTTTGTGGCGGGAACCGGAGCAGCTTTGGCGATCTCGGAAGGCTTGTTCCCTCGCTCCGTAGGTGACGGGACGATGGAGGGGGCGAAGCGCAGGGGGGATCTTAGACAGATGCCAGGATTGCCCTCCTGGGCGAAAGACACTTCTCAGTACCCCGCTGGAGTCCCCACCGGGGCCCGCATGCCAGGGCGAGCCACGCCAAACGCCACATCGGGCCCACCCCCGGCGCCTATGCCGACAACGCGGGCCCTGGCGCCCACCCCTCAGAATGTTGCCCTGAGTTACAGCTCTGGAGATCGGCAGCTCAGGGTGGCAGCACAGAATGCCGGATTATCTCCACTGGAGTACGACCCGGTTCGCACGGCAGCAGCGTCCCAGGCCGCAAGGGCTGCCGCCCAAGAGGCCCGGGCTAAGCAGGGGACGGGATACCTACTGAAGGAGAATCTGCCCGGCACGTCAAACCCTGGCAGCCAGGATTTCTGGAACCGGGCAGACATGCAGGTCTGGGCCAAGGCCAACAAGGGCCTAGCACAGAAGTTGGTCGAGAAGACCGGCTTCCGTCCAGACAATTTTGATGAGCTGATGGGCAATCCTCCATCCACTCTCGCCGGTCAGGCCAAGGCGGTCGGAGGCGATCTTCAGGAGAAGATCCGGGGATATTCAGAGGATCTCCAGGATCCTTTGATGAAGGAGTGGAGGGACAGCGAGGTTGATGCTCCGTCCTTCATGGAGGGCCTGAGGGCCGGTGAAGCATCGACGGACTACAAGGCCCTCAGCGGCAACTACGGCTCCAGTCCGTCAATGGATGATTGGCTGAAGAGCGATGAACTCAAAAAGGCTTTTCAGCTAGATGATTCCCTCAAGGCAGGTGATCTGCCCCTATCAGGTGTTGACACCTCAAACCTGTTCAAGTCCACCGAAGGGGGCGAGCAGGGAGATGACCCCGCCCAGCGCCTGGCGGAAAGTCTCAAGAACCAATACCTCGAGAAGGCCAGGTCGGCGTTCACTCCCGGCGCCGAGGAGATGAAAGTTCTAGAAGGCGGGCAGGGATTCCTTGATTACGAGGGAATGAAACTGCGCCACGGCTTCCAGGGAATCAGAAGTGGAGGGCTGTTTTGATGAGAGCCCAGAACAATCGGGGCCCGGCCAATCCGCCCCCACTGGTTCACGACATCTACGGCAATCCAGTGGGGCGAGTGGGGAACAATCCCAACAATGGGCTTGCCCTGCAGCCGCTCCAGCGTGATATGCCCAACCCCTACGGGGATGGCTTTCGCCCTGTGCAAATTACGGGCTGGCAGCCCGCCCGGGGGCCTTCGCAGCAGGTGGCCTACCCCGGTGGGGTGGCGGGGAGCTTCCGGAGGATCGGCGGCCCAGAGTATCTGCCCCCTCCCGAAGTCCTGGATGCGGGAGATCGCCCCTCGATGTCGGTAGCTCCCATGAGTGGATCACTTCAGGGGCGCTCAGGTGATTCCCAGGCCGCTCTGAGGGCGGGAATCGACGGAAGCGGTACCACCAGGCGCGGAATGAATACATCGCTAGCGGCTACCAGGAGAGACAAGGGAAAACCTCCCAGCATGTAGGGCGACCTAGAATGACAGGGCTAGCACAGCAGGATGTAACCCTTGGCGAGCACGAGCACGAATAAACAACCACTGCTGGTTGATCGCCCCCTGCATCAATGGACCAGTCTTGGGTCTGTGGCCTGCGTGACAGATGACACCAATTACTCGGCCCTCTCTCCAGGTGGCTGTCAACTACTGGTGGATTGCACGGGGACCGATGGAGCCGTGATTGACAGCTTGTACGTCGTAGCAAATCAGGCCAATACGACACAGGTTGCTGCTCTCTTCTATCTCAGTACGGCACCAACACCCTTCAGCATCACAACCGACAACACCATACTGGTCACTTCAATCGACGTTGGCTCCGCCCTGGCAGGGGAGCGTTCGATCGCCCCGCTGCCGCCCCTGAGTGTGCCAGTACCCCATGTCGGGGCCATGGTCAACCCAGACGAGACCAACAAAAAGAACACGGGCATTTACATCGAGGCAAACCAGCTGCTGTACGTGGGGATTGATACGGCGATCACCAACCCAAGCCCTGCTACCAGGATCAACGCCTTCGCGCAGGGCGGCTATTTCTGATGCCCCGCGGCTACGGCCAGTCCTTTGGCAAGGGTCTGGACTTTGGCCGTGTCGATAAGCCCAGCAAGCCCCGCGCCGCTGGGTTGTATCGCTCTCCCCGAGACCATGACGGCCGATCGGGTGGGGCCAATTTTCCAACGGTTCTTGAGTCCTACGAGAAGAACTCGGACTACAAGCGTTGGCGTGCGGGCTGGGATTATTGGCAGGGGGGAGAAAAATCCTGGGCTGATTTCACCAGGGACTACCAGGTCTACCTGTTCCGCGACTTTGGTTCGACGTCCAAGTTCTGGAAAGCCAGGGCCACCTACTTCCCCAGCGATTCCTCGCCGGAGGCCACTTGGATCGTGGGCACCCGACTGAGGGGTTCTTTGATCCTTCCTCAGCCACTGCTGGCTTCGGACATCACATTCGACACCGTCTACGCCAATCCAGCGAGGCATCGGCTGATCCTGGATGTCAGCAGCACGCTCTCTGCCGGCCAACTGAAAAACTGGGAAAACCTACTGGGAGATCAGTTTGAGGATTCAGGGGAAGCAGTCGGAGCAGAGGTGAGGGCCGCATTGGATCCACTCGACACCGTTGCTTACACGCTGGTCGACGTGGATCAGGAGGAGGGGAGGTTGAGTTTTGATGTGTCCAGGCCCTTTGTTCGCTTCCGTCCCAACCCCCAGAAAAAGCAGGCCTACTGGAGGAGGCTTCCTTACGACGGCATCACGCCCTTGGGCTGGCGCAGCGATGGCAGCCGGTTCCTCTGCAGCAGTCATCGTTTCTTCTGCAGTTGTCCGGACTTCAGCGGCAGGAGGGTGGCTGACCTGTTGAGTGGCGGATCCCCCGATCAGGTCGCCTTCCCGAGGCCGGGCGCCAGTCGGCCGATCTCCGACCCCCAGGAAAGCAGGGATGTGGGCTACCTGGCCCGCTTTCGCACCCTGGCAGATCGCAGTGACCAGAGGCGGGAGTGCAAGCACATCCATGCTGTCCGGTTTTCCCTGGGCTACCCGTTTTACGAGCCCAGCGATTACCCGCTGAACGATCCCTACGGGCAGTTCTACAGAAGCACGTCCAAGCGGTTAAGCACTGAAGAAATGTTTCGCTATCACAGACTCAGGCGGTTGGCCCTGGACCGGTTGGCGATCCCCTTGGCGGAAGCCAATGGGGTGAGATCAACCCCGGGGGATGTGATCGGGTCGGATCCTGATGCCCCCCTGCAGCCTGGCAGGCCTCCTGTTCTGTGGTCTTCGCCCGGTGAACCAGCGGCGTTCCGCTGCCAGGAGGATGATTGGTGGGTGGATCGGGGCACGCAAGTCCTACGTGTCTTCAGCGGGAGCGTTGGCAGGTTCGTTGATCAGGTCGCCGCCGGTGGGGTCAGCGTGCCGGTCTTCCGGGAAGGGGAGGCCACCTGATCCCGCTAGCGAGCCAGGGCGGGGCGAGACCTCTCCAACGATGGGCCTTGGGACAGGGGCGGCCACCAGGCTGCCGGGGGCAATTTCCTCTGTACTGGTCCAGCGGATCTGGCAGTACCGGCAGCCGTGACGCCTGCGGATGGATCCATCCTGGCGGTGGACGGTGTTGAGCACACAGGTGAAATCGCCATTGAGGCACCTGGGGCACTGCATGAGGAGCCTGGCTGCTTGATTGCCGTATCTGGCATGGTGCCAGATGCAGTATTACGCTAGCAGGGCGCTTTCTTTCGCGAATGGACAAGCAGCTCACCATCCCAGGCATGGCTCGCTACATGGGGGAACCCCTGGGTGATCCAGCCACCAGAGAAGCCATCCGGCAGCAGGACAATCGGGTCGCTCTGCTGGAGGCCCTTTACTTCAGGGATGGCCGCGACAAGAGTGATCACCCCCTCAGTGGCACCTACACGGGACTACTAGGTGCATTCCGCTACAAGCTCGGGCAACTCCTTATTGACGCCTTCCTCAAGGACCCCGGTCAGATCAACTGGGACGGCATATCAGGGCTGTCGGATAGGTCTGTTTGGGTTGAGTCATAGGTATGGCGGATCTTCCCTATTTCTCCCTCAAGTCGTGCCTCAAAGATGGGGTGATCCGGGCTGGCTACGGTAGTCAGACCCGCAGCGGCGCTGGGGTGTTCTTCACGCCATACAAGAAGAATGGCAAGCCGGGCCGCATGGATTACCAGCGCCATGACATGGTGGGGGGTACGGCGGAAGAAGCTTTGCTTCTGGCAGAAGAAAAGCGCCAGGCCAAGATCGACACCCTGTCGCGGCAGTTGGCCAGGTTGAGGCGCCTGAGCTTCACCGTTGAGGACTTTCGCCCCACCCTCGGTGAAGACACCTGAACGTCCCTTGAGCATGCAGGCTGCCGCGGCAGTCCTGGAGTCTCGGGCTTTTCTCTATCGGCTCACTCAGCACCGGTTGACGCCGCGGGTGCCCGGCCCTGTGCGAATGGAGGCCAGGGCCCTGCTGCGTCATTTTCCAGAGGCGAATCTATTGGCCCCTCTCCTGAGGTCAGGCAAAGATGAAACTGGAGATTCGGACCATCGCTAGACTGGGCTGACGAAGTGATTGCCGGCAGGGGCGTTGACGGAGATCCAGACACGTTCAGCCAAGGGCTCACCCCTCACATTCGCTGAGGTTGACGGGAATTTTCTTTCCCTGCAGCAGGGTATTGATAGCGTCGCTGATGCTGTTTACATAAGCGTAGAGACGGCTGCCTCCCTTCCAGCAAACCCCCAGGAGGGGGACCTGGTAGAGGTGCGAAATACCACCGGAATTGTTGGCCCCCCGGCCGGTGGCCTCATACCCTCCTCGACGACTGGCACTTACCAGGGGGTGCCAGCTGGATTCGTTGGCGGTGCAGGCTTACGGGCTCGATTGCGCTACCTGACAAGCACGTCTCAGTGGCTCTGGCTGGACTATGCAGCAAGCAATCCAGACCAGCGCTACAAGATCTCAGATGGAGACAAAGGTTCCATCGCTGTTAGCGATGGTGGCAATAGCTGGTCAATCAATCCAGGAGTGGTCGGTCCCGATGAGTTGGCCAGCGGGGCGGTCACCTCTGAAAAGATTCTTGCGGGAGCTGTCTCAAGTGCCGCGCTAGCGGCCAATGCTGTCCAGACGGCCAAGGTTGGAGATGGGCAGATCACTTATGGAAAGATTCAAAACATCACAGCCCAGAACCGGCTTCTTGGTCGGGCATCGGCAGGAGCCGGACCCACGGAAGAGCTGACCCTGGGGACTACTCTCTCGGTCACTGGCACAGTGCCCAATTACACCCTGAATGTGGCTGATGGTCAGATCACCTCAGCCAAGATTCAAGATCTGACGATTGTCGGTGGGGACATAGCTAATGCCACTATCACTGATACACAGATCTCCGGCACGGCTGCCATCGCGCTGAGCAAGCTTGGCAATGTCACCAACAACAGGCTTCTAGGTCGCAGCGCTGCAGCTGATGGGCCTCCCATGGAGATCACCCTGGCTGCCGGGTCTGGATTGACGCTGGGTACCAGTGGGCAGTTAGGTCTTAGCGGTATCAGCGGCAGTCAGATCGCCAATGGGGCGATTGCCGATGCTCAGATTTCCAATACGGCTGCTATTTCTTTCAGCAAACTCCAGAGCGTCACCAATGACAAGCTCCTGGGTCGCAGCTCCGCGTCAGGGGGTGGGTCTCCCATGGAGATCACCATTGGAGGTGGGCTATCACTGGGCACGACTGGAACGCTGAGTGCCAGCGGGATTGCTGATGCCCAGATTTCCAATACGGCTGCTATTGCCCTCAGCAAGCTGAGTGCTCCAACCATCCCCTCCGGGGGAACGGGTGTACTGGTTGGCAGGGACA